CCATGCCGATTGCGCCCTTACGAAAAGCGTCCACCAATGCGGACACCGAGTCGGGGTTCACTGCGGGCGACATCGGCGACACGAGCGGCTGCGCCGCCGGTCCACCGGCCAAAGGAACTACATCTGCATCACCAATTCCAGGCATAAATTAACCCAATCCTTGTCCGAGAGAATTCATTGAAATCCCTCCAGCGCCACCACCACCGCCTCCCATAAGCCCCATTATATTACCACCGCCCCCGCCTTTGCCGCCTCCACCGCCGCCTCCCGAGCCAGCCCCAGTAATGCTGCCGATGGTGTTGGCCCAAATCTGGCCCTGTGCGAGGCTAGCATTCGACTGCACTCCTGCTTGTTGCTGAGTGGTCTGATTCAATGCGCCAATTCTTTGAAGCCAAATATTAGAAAGCTGACTGCCAGAGAGGCCTGCCTGTGGAGTAGCCTGCTGGCCCAGACTGAAAATACTGCCCGCCCCTTGCGCTTGCTGAAGCTGCGTCTGGGAGAGCCTGGGGAAAAGGTCTTGGAGCACCTGCTGCCTTTGCGTTTCCAGCTGCTGTGCGGAATTCAGCAGACCTGCCGCTTGCTGCTGGCGCTGTTGCTGTAGTGCGATACCGGCAGTGCCGAGAATGGTGCGAAGCTGTTGACCGCCGATTCCTTGGCCGGAGGCATGCTGGGTGGTCATACCCGAGGCTTCGAGGCCGGACTGAACTAGCTGGGCTTCCACGTCCGGCGGCAATGTGGCACCGGCCTTGAGCTGAGCGAGAGCAGAATCAATGAGCTGGTTCTGACCCGCTTTGGTAGCGTTCAGATTCGCCAAAGCGTCAGTTGCGGCAGCTGCGCCCACTTGGGAAGCGGCAGACTGTGCGCCGAATCCACCGGCCTGTTGCCCGAGGCTTTTCTGTGCTGCGGCCGATGCGCTGGCAAGGTCGGGAAAAATCTGCGAGAACAGCTTTTGCTGTTGCTCTGCGCGCTGAACGTCCCCCGCGGTGGCGACACCTTGAAGTGTGGATGGCGACAGGTTGGCGGTGATGTTCTGCCGAATCTGGTCCAGGGCCTTGTTCTGAATGTTCGTGGCGCTACGAACGGCATCCTCTTGGATGACGCCGGATGCTATTGCCCCGGCTGCGCCAAAAAGGCTAGAGAATTCAATAAACTTATGCTCGCTTTCTACGCACTATTTTTGCGCCCTTACTTAAATTGTCTTTTGCGAATAGCGGCTGATAATTTCTCCAGCCGAAACATTCTCGCTGCTGCTTTGGGTCCCGCAAGTCAAAACTAGCGCATGGACGAACGTGGTCCATGTGCCACACGGGGCCATAATTTTCCCAAGTCATTCCCTCTTGAAATCGAATTTCGAGGTGTCCCAAAAATTGGTCTGTCGAACAGCCAAGCAGCTCCAGCGTGTGTCCGGACTTCCGGTCGCTTGAAATCACATGATGAACGCGCCTTCGAAGGTTTTTAATCAGGCGAACGACGGGATTTTGACAATCCATCTTCGTTCGCCCGGGGCGTTTAGTTTTATCTGGGTTCATCTTTCTCCAATTTCGACCGTAGGCATTCAGGGCTTCGATTTTTTCCTCTGGCAGCGCCGCCCTGCGAGCGTTCTGCTTTTCATTTGTGATAGGCTTTCGCTTTTCCGCATACTGCACTCGCCACGCCTTTCTTTCAGGAGAATTGCGTCGGACGTCCTCGTAGCCAGGATTCTTTTTTCTCCACTCTCGCAAATAGTTAGCCTTCTCCGCCGCCATTTCGGCAGTCCAGAGTTCTCGTTCCGCAGCCTTCCGTTCGCGGTCTTTGCGGCGTTTTTCTTCTATAGTCATCAGGTCTATCAATAGTTACCCAAAAGGGGGGTCTTGTCCTCTATTGTTTAACAAGTAAGTATAGTGCCAGCATGCCCGGCAAAGACGTCTGAGAGGTGCCATTCAGCTGGAGCAATTCCAGAGGGCCGGTGCCCCAGGTATCCCCAACAGCTCGTGCCTGCGTGCCGGAGGGCTGCGCTGGCACCGATTGGCTATATGCTGGGCTGCCGCCAGCGTCCTGCGTGGCCTGTGAGAGCGCTCGGCCGCGATAGGCGGTAATCGAATCCGAGAAAATGAGCCAGCCTGGATTCTGAAGCAGCGCGCTCGCCGCAGTTATAGAGGTGACGAATTTGGTATCTCCTGGGGAGCCGGAAACAGTTCTCCAGGCAGCGCGCTCCCAATGAAGAAGCACATTGATGTCGGTGTCGAAGTATTGCTGAAAATTTACTGGAGAGCCTGGGCGACCTGCAGTGGACCCAGACTGGGGCACCGAATTAAAGGTCTGCCAGCCGGTTCCATTCCAGAAATACCAGCTAATCGGCGTCCCAAACCCGTTTGGGTTTTGGTCCGTCGAATTGTTGGTGGTCTGCAGCCACACCGGCGGGGAGTTTCCGGTTGGGGTGGCATTGCCAATCCAGTAAGGAATGGTGATGGACGCCGAAACATCGAGCGGCACATAGGAGTTGGTGGTGTTGTCCCACACATACCATTGTGTGCCACCTTTGAGCCACGGTCCCACATTCGTAGTGGGAGCAACGTCGCCGATAAAAATGAAGTTCGCCCCATTAGGGGAAACGACTCGCATCCGCTGCACCATTGCCGCGAGAAAGTCGTTTGGCGTTCCTTCGAAAGTGACCGGCAAAGGGGCTGCCTGGACGATTAGTGATGTATCTTTTAAGCTCAAATGAAACCTCCGTTGACTGCCATTCTATATTTTTGAATCGCGGTAAAAAATGCGCTCGATTCGGATTCTGTGAGTCCGTCGTGGAGAGCGATGAAACTCCACATGTTACTTGAGGCCTGATTCACATACACGTTGGCCGGAGTATTCCACAGCCCGCCTACCGGGCACTTAGCCTGATTGATGAAAGATGCTCCCGCGTTGGACCCCGCTTGTGTGGCCCCCAGCTGGGCGTGCGGATTCATTGAATTGGCCCAGAAAGCCCGCATATCGGTGCTGCTTGTCCGATTGAAACTAAAGTAACCGTTCCCTGGAAAAGCGGAGGCGGTTCCGTTTGCATTTAGTCCGATTCGCCCGAGCGAGCCGTTCCCGGTAAAATTGAGAAAGGCATGAAAGCTGTTGTTGTTCGAGTTGTCGTAGACTCCCAAGTCAGTGGCGAGCGCAAGTGGAATGCTGTATCCGTAGATGGTAATCCCGGCATTGTTGATTGAAGTCATCAATGTTGAAAGATTTATAGTCGTCTCCCACACGTTTGGCGACCCAGCAGCGACCAGCCCATTAGGCATTGGAGCGTTCGCTCCGCCTCCGGTGGCCGCCCATGACTGACTCCCATTGCCTGCCAAAAGCGGTGTTCGTGTGACATCCCAAAAATTGGTGCCGGGCGCGCACGGGTTAAGCATCTTCATCTTAGGCCACACGCCGCCTATCCGGCAATCAATGTAAAGAGTTTTGACTGCTGCTATCACTGGGTCTGTGGGAGTTTCGCCAGCAGAAGTGCAATTCGCGACCCACGCCGCGATAATGGCGTTCGCGTCATCGGCAAAAGGATTGCCGCCACCGATTCTCCGATTTATGATTGGGTTCGGCATATTGTCAAAAAATTAAAAAGTGATTCCCCAAATTGCTGTCAGGTAAACCCGCATCTGTGCCCTCTCTGTAGGAGTAAGAACCCTGCCCCACAGATAGACCGCGGCGATGTTGCCCGCGAAGTAGGCCGCGCTGCCGTCCGAAGACAGCCCGTATCCGAGAGTGTAAAGATTTTCAGTTCCCTGCAACAGGAATGGATAGCCCCCGGGCCGAGTAAAGAAGTGCTCGGAATCTAGGAACGCGTCATACGGTCCGCCGGATTTGACGGACAAATTGTAGCACACAAAATGAGTGGCGGTGTTCGTTGCCGGTGTTCCGAGATTGACAAAGGGTCCGCAATTCGCCTGCGAAGCTGCAGTGTTGTCAATGCAGAAAGTTTCCAAGTAGAAAGGCCCGGGGCCGCCGCAAGCAGCAACCACCGCATTTGCGCCCTGGTCCGCCCAGGACGATGCCGTGCCTCCGCCCTTGTTAAAAGTTTCCTGATACGTGATTACCGGATTTCTCAAAGGGGCCGGGTCTGCATCTGCTTTGAAAATGACCATCAGTTCCATTCCGGTCAGGCCGAGCGGAATGAACTTGCTGAGGCTGGTCATTATGCCTCCAAAGGTGCCGCCTCCGGCAAATCGGACCGTTTTGTGTCCGCCCAGCAGTATGGTGCCGTCCACCGCGGGAGTTGAGCCGAGTCCTGCGGACCAGTTATTGATGTGCGGGGTCTTGTCCAGCCAAGTGGTTATCTGCGTTCCGTTGGGAATGGAATCAAAATCAAAACTCTCTGTTTGCTGCAGAAGGTCATTAATGCCGGGTATCACAACCTGCACCGTTATGACGACTGGAGCGGACGTCACGGTTAGAACGGAATCGTAAGTGAGCACTGCCGTGAGAGTGTGCGAACCGAGCACCGTTGGAGAGAACGGAATGCTGTATGGGCCTGCCCCAGTGACGGTGCCGAGTAAAGTAGCGCCATCATAGAACCGGACCGCATTCGGAGTGTGCCCATTCAGGTTGGTGACAGCAGTTAGCATCAGTGTCACCGGCAAATCGTAAGTCCCGGCCGCGGGAGAAGTGAGTGTAATCGTCGGGTCGCCACCGTTGCACGCGGGGTTGCTGGGTGGGGTTTCCCCATCGCCGGTAATTGCGGACACACTGTAGCAGCCCAGCGTGCAGGTCTCGAAAGCGCTGCAGAAAATCGCAGATAGCACCAACTCATAGGTGCCGAAAGGGCTCATTGAATCCGAATTGAAATACAGATTGTAGGACGCGCCCGGCTGCGCTGGCAACTCGATTGCGGTCGGGGTGCCGTCGGTGCACACCGGGTCAGTCAGGGGTCCCTGCACTCCATTTACCACTGCAGCTGCGCGCCAGCACCCTGCCGAGCAGACCAACACCGTGTTGGGTTGGATACAGGTCGCAACTTCAGTTAAAAGTCCGCCGTTATTGAAATAGATGTTGAAACAAACCTCGCCCGGCGAGCAGGGCCATGTCAAAAAGCGTCCAACAACTTGCGGCGCGCTCATCGCCAAAATGGGACTAATCACCTGCCCGGAAATAGAGATGCCACTCGCAGAAGCGAGAGTAATGGGGCAAATGGGCGGAGTGGTGTATTCAAACTTCAGCCGCCGCAGGAACAGAAAATCGAGCACGCTATCCATTATTCAAAGCCCAGTCCGGTTGAGAAATAGGGAGGCCTCTGCGCCGCAAGTTCCATCTCAGCTTGCTGCGTTGCGATGATTTTCGCCACCCGGTCCGCTGCGCGCTGCGAAATCACTGAATTAGAGTAACCGACACCGACCGCCATGAAGCCGTCCACCGACAAGGTGGAAGTTTCGTTTGACTCGAAAAAGTATTTTGGCGCAGCGGTGAGATTGTCCACCAGCTCCTGCAAAGTGGTGCCAGTTGCGCCCCAGCCATCGAACCGCGTTGCCTTGAGAGTCACTTCGTCCTGACACGCCATGCCGTTGCCGTCCACATCCGGCGGCACGGTCATCGCCCAGGGGCGAATCCACCGGATAGTGGCCGGTCCGTGCCCGCAAATCGCGAGCTGAAAAGAATCGTCGATGTTGTCCAAGTCAAGTCGCTCGACCGGGCAGGAATGGTCCTCTTGGTCGTCAATCTGGTCCGCGTCTTGGGTCCGCTCGTTTCTGCTTTGCGGCTTGAACGAGAAAATCACTGTGTCATTTTTCAGCACCAAGTTCTGGGACAGGCTGCCTCTGGATACGTTCACCCTGCGGTCCATAATCTGACGGAAGGCACCCCGCGTGCCGCCAGCGTAGAACACGCCGAAGTCCACGTTCTCCGCTATCGCGGCGAAAGCGACGTCCACATATTTTAGCCGGACCCGCTCCCCAGGCGGCTTCGACTGAATGGCCGCGGTCTGACCGAAATAGCCTTTGGTCTCCAGCTTCCAGGCAATGGGGCATCCGTTGTCGAGCCGGTCATCCGTGAACGAGAGCCAGAGCCGATTGTGTCCGTCGCTGTCAATGGACACGTGGTAAATTCTTTCTTGGCTGGCAATCTCACCGAAAAGCCACGCGATTGGGCGGGTTCCAGTCCACTGGCCGGACCAGCATGGACCTGAATCGTCATTCAGCGAAGCAAGCGAGGCGTTATTCAGCACCCAGGTGTGCTTGTTGTAGACATCGGAGAAGGGGACCGACATCAGGAGATACTGGCCGAACGTGCCGACACAAACTCTGCTCAAATCGTCAGACAGCCCAATCTTGGAGACCATCATTTCGTTATCCCGGAGCGGAAGTCGGCTTGTGAGTTTGCCGCTGGTGGCAGGGTCGTAAATCGCGACACCGCTCGGAGAGAACCAAATGAGATGCCCGTAATGCGACACCACCGAATTGTTCGACAAGCAGCCGACCTGAACAACCTCCACTTGAAAATCCACCGTAGTGGGCCACAGAGTCCTGTCCTGAATGTTCGCCTGTATCAGAGATGCGTTGTCCCCGGTGTAGACCATCAACTGCGGCGATTCGACTGAGGGGGTTTTCGCCATCGCGGTGACTTCGTCAGCGAAGTAAAAGCTGGTTGCGCCACCGAGGTAAATCTGTTCACGGAACGAAAAAGGATTGGCGATGTCGCTGGCGAAAACTTGATTACCGGCCGATACCCACAGCCGGTTTCCGACCCACTGCATTGGTCCCCCGGAAGGAGTGCCGAAGGGGTCGCCTCGGACGTGGCCAGCGTTGCTGCCGTCATACCACGCGGGCGCAGTTAGTTCGCCGTCCTGAATGAAAAGCACTACCCGAGGTTCAATCACTTTGATTGCCGATGAAAAGTCGTTGGTCAGCCGCTCGGCAGCTTGGGTCGTCAGGGACCAGTAAACCTGTTTCGCGGATGCGGACAGGAGGACGTTGGGCAGTTGACGCCAGCCTTCGTAAAAGGGAAAAGCTGCAGCATACAGGAGCCCGTCTATGCAGACTACGATTTGTTCGATTCCGACCTGGGGACGGAAGATTGTGGCACCTTGAAGGTTGCCGTCGGGCAGAAGTTTAATACACCGGTGACCGGGGCGGCAGGTCCAGAGACCGCCCAGATTCAAAAGGTTCTCGGCCGACCATGCGTAGCCAATAGGCACTTGGCTCGGGTCCATGCTGGATTGCACGCCCCGAAACCAATTGCTGTCCCAGTCGAGAATTCTCTGCGTTGCCACTTAGGCCGGTCCTTCCCATTTTGCGCCTTTGGAAAGATTTTCTTTTTTCCAAAGCGGCTGAAGATTAGAATAGTGGGAGGCCTGTTTTTGTTCTTCCAGACTAGTCAAATCAAAAGAAGCCAGCGGGCGTTTGTGGTCTATGTGCCATTCGCTACGGTTCGACCAATTCATTCCCGGCTTAAATTGGGATTCTATGTGCTTCACGGCTTCTGACCAAGAGCATCCCAATAGCTTTTGAGAGGCCGCTAACTTCAGCCGCCCTTGCAACACATCTCGAAGCCGAGTCCTTATCGCGGAGGCCAAGCAATATTGTGGATTGGTCTCTCGTTGAATTTTTCTCCAGCCCTTCATGTAAGGTCGCCGCTTTGCCCGGTGCTCTGGCGTTCTAAAATGAGCATTATATTGCTCACGATTGTCGTGCCGCCAATCGGCGGTTCGGTCGATAATTTTTTGTCGATTCTCTTCGTAATGGTTGCGCTTATTTTGCGCTGCTCTGTCGGGGTTTTCTTTTGTCCAATTTTCCGCTCGAACGACTGCCTTGATTCGCTTTAGCTCCTCCCGCAATTCAATCCCCAAAGCGTTGCCCTGTCGTTGCAACTCCGCAATAGCACGGGTTTGCTGAATCCACCAGCCGGTCCAAAGTTCGAGAGCGTTCATAAGTGCTTGAGGCTCAACGAATATCCCAGTCGTATTTGTCGCGGGGCTGGCTCATGTCGACCACCTGCACAGGAAAATAAGTGGGGGGTTCGGCGCGAAGCTGGGCTTCGATTTCGATTCGAGCCGCGTCCGCCTCAACTAGGTGCGCGTCGGCGTAAAGCTTCTCGTTGTAATGCTTGATTGCCTGCACGGCGAGCAGCACCGCCCTAGGAGACCGGAGCGGCACATGGTCATACCGGCTGCGGAAACGCGGATTGGTTTTTATATACGCAATTCTCACCCAATTACAACTGCGGTTGAGCTGCAGCCTGCAGTAGTTTGGAACTTGTTCATCCGGCATGTAGATGCCCAAGTTGATTCCGGTTGTTCCGGAACTGTCGACCGTAGCGAGTCGCATATTGCCAACCGTCAGGTCCTTGAAAATGTTCGTGATGCGCGCTACTTCTGGCGCGCCGGTATCCGGGATTGCTGCGCCGAAAACTGTGGGCACTTGATATCCGTCCACCCAGACTCCGTTTTCTTGGCGCTTGAGCGTTTGACCAAATTTATCAAAGCCGTAAACAATAAACTTTTTGCCGTTGTCTTCTTCGGTCTCAAGATACGTCACCAGCTTAGAGGGCGTGATGATGTCTCTGAGAGTGCAGAAATTATGACCTTTGTCCTGGGCGGACCAATCACAAATCGTTCGGCAGTCTCCCGGCCCATTTAAGTGGAACGAGAAAAGTTCTCCCTTAAACAACACTGGTTGCCCGCCGATATTAATTCCCAAAATGGTTTCCACTTCGCGGGGAAGCGTGACACATTTTCGTCCGCACCCCGCGGGAGAGTTGCAAACGCTCCCCATCTTGCCATTGCACCCGCCATCGCCGCCACACGTTCCGCAGCCGGTGGTGCAGATGTCTAGCGTGCCGCGAAGCCCGTCTAAATCTGCCTTGTTCGCAATGAGCGCCACGCCGTCACTAATCCAGCGCAGCAAGCGTTCATCAGAGCACGCGCCCATAATGTGGCGCGCTTCGTCAAATATCTCGTTGAGAATAAACATTTAGTAACTCTCTTCGTCGTCTTCGCCCTCTTCGTGCTCGCGAAGCTTCATAAGCCCCTCGGCAATCTTATCCAGGGCATCCCCGGCTTCGTCATTGCTGTGCGCGGGCGCTTCCACTTCCAAATCCTCGCCGTCCACCTCGGTAATTTTGCGAACCTCGATTTCACATTCATACCAATGCGACCCGTCTTCCTCGACCGAGCTGGTCTCCTTTTTCTTCCGAAAACGGATTGTCATTTCTCCCTCGTCCGGCAGGTCCAGCTCCTCGGGACCGCAATAGTGGAAGCAGGGATAAACTATTTCTTTTCCAGTGCCCGCCAACTCAATGCCGCCAGAAGAATACTTGTCTTTCGCGGATACGCCTAAGTCAATTTCGCTCATAAAGTTCGTCCTTTAACAGTTACCTGAACCGGCCTCGCCGTCCTGTTATAGTTGCGGCAGCGGTTCGTCCCCGGGCGCGTTTTTCACCACCAGGGTGTAACCCGCAATTCCGGCGGTTTTAGTGCCCCCGCGCTCCCGGCGGCAGTCGTGTGACAGCAGCCCGCCCACGTGCGGCGCGGCCACTGTCGAATCGTTCGAATAACCAGCAGGGTGGTCTTTTATGCGCGGGGTGCACTTACCGACAGATTCTGACATCTCAATATGATTCATAGCATTCGAAACCAGTTGACCACAGAATAGCTGCTCACGATATACCCGCCGAATTGGCCCGACAGGTCAGACTTCGAGGCCGGTATCCAAAAGTTGGTCTCACCAGCGCCCACAGTGCCGATAACGGGGTGGTAGGACACCTGGGAGGCCCTGGGGCGACCGGTGCCGCCTATCGAGTAGTTCGTCAGCGTCAGACAGCGCTCAGTGCCATTTACCGCCCCGCCTCCGAACCCCGTGAATTTCATCAGCTGGGTCCAGATGCTCCCGGTCACGTTCGCCATCGAAAAAGAGTTGAATATCCACGTTTGGCAGGCAAACAGCATGAAATATGTGGCGTTTACCCCCAGCACCGGCGGCTGAAAAACTGGGCCGTTCGGATACTGCCAATCGGTGTAAGAATTGAAGACCTGATTGACGTAAGGGAGAGTAGCAAACTGGAAACCGCTCGCCCCGGATACTTGCGCGCCGGGCGCGCCTTGTCCGCCAGCAAATCCTTGGATTCCTTGCGCGCCCGTAATGCCCTGCGGGCCTACGTCGCCTTGCGGGCCTTGTGGGCCTTGCACTCGGACCCCAGGCATCCCGGAGGCGACCACCAATGAACCGCTCGGTATGACCGAAAGCGCCCCAGGTGTCGGAACGACTAAAACCAGAAGCGCCGTCCCGCCGGTGGTTATGTTCTGCAGCTGATAGAAGCCGGAGTTTTCAATCTCGTAGAAAAGGCCCTGCACCAGCGAGGCTGAAGGATTCAAAAGCAGCGTGACGTAGGGTGACATCGTCGTTGGCTGCAAAAATTCTTGCCGCGTAAAGCTGAAAGCATCTGGGCCTGCGGCCCCGCCTGCTCCATCCACGCCGGGAAGGCCGCGAGTCCCAACCAGTCCAGCCTCGAACAGCCGGAGAAAATAGCATGCTAAACTTTCCCCGTTTTCCCGGGGGTTTGCCGCGATGCCGGTGTCAAGCCCGCAGGGCAAATTCCACACTATCGAGCCGCCCACGTTGCTCTTGCCCACGCCCACGCCTCCGTTACCGAACATCTGCGCGGTGAAGGTGTCAATCTGCGTGGGCAGCAACTCCGGACAGGTGCCCGGTTCAGTCTTGCACGGGTTGTCGCATTGCATGAAACTGCGCGTGCACGGGTCCAAAGGATTTGGATTGCAGTTGCTCATTTATGCGATTTGAAAAAACACCAAGGTGCTGCGGTTGGCGATTACGCTCGTCGCATTCACGTTCAGAGTGTTCGATGCGAGGACGCCGATTGTTTGATTTATCGCTGTGGTGTGCACCAGCCCCATGATGGCTGCGCTAAATTCATTACTGGCATCCATCGGGTCCCGGATGGTTGCGGCTCCGAGAACGTCCGCAGTGATGGTGGTGTTCTGGAGTTTAAAAACCGCTCCCTCTCCGTTGCTGCCAGAGATGTTTTTCACGTCGAAGGTGGCGATGACCACATACGTGCCGACTGCGGTGGCTAGAAAATTGAACTGGGTAAATCCGAAATTAATCAGGTCATAGCTGCCCGCGTTCTGGGGAATCGTAAAGTCGCTGCCACCAAATCCGGTGACTGTGCCGTTATTCGTCAGCAAATTATTGCCTGCGGGGCCGGTAGCGCCGGTAGCGCCGGTCAGGCCTTGCGGACCGGTTAGGCCTTGCGGGCCTTGAATTCCTTGTGCCCCTTTGGGGCCAACGATTGACTCGCCCGGCTGCCCCGATGGAACAACCAGCTTGCCCGCCGAAATGAAACCCGCGCCTGGGGCAGCTATCAAAAGCGTCAGAGTTAATAGCCCGCTAATAGTTTTTCCAGTCACCTGATACCAGCCGGAGGTGTCCACGAAAACGTAGGACCCGACAAGGATTCCTGGGTTGTAGAGCGTTTGAACGGTGACTGAGCCGCCTTGGGCGGGGGTAGTGAAACCGGCGAGCGTGACCGTGTAGGCATTATGCCCGGCCGCGCCGGTCTGACCATTTGCACCGGCCTCGCCCTGCAGGCCCACGATGCCGTCGTTGAACAGCCGGAGAAAATAACACGCGAGCCCTTCGTCCAGGCCCCGCGGGTTGGCCGGTAAACCGACGTCGAGCCCGCAGGGCAGGGACCAGACCACCTGCCCGTTTACCTCGGTGCGGACAACGTCACCGAAGAAATTCTTGGTGAAGTTCTCCACCCGAGACGGGAGTGATTCACACTGCACCGTGTTGTGCTCGCGTATAGCGCACGGATTGTCGCACCCGAGAAAACTGCGGGTGCAGCTATCGAGCGGGTTCGGATTGTGGTTGCCGCCGTCTCCCTCGCAGCTTGTGCAGTTGTTACCGTCAGGCATATTATTTGATTAGATTTTTGACCACCGTCTGCACGTCTTCGTCCTGCGCAGTCTTATGAAGCGTGGTAAAGGTGTCGATGACTTTCTGCTTCAGGACTGGGTCAGAGATTTCTTTTTCCACCCAGGTCTTGAAGGCCTCGCCGCCTTTCACAAGCTGCTGGAAGCCTTTGCCCACTACGTTGCCCGCTACGTTCAGCGCACCAACACCCACGGCAGCTCCTGGGTTGGCCAGTGCGGCTGCCCCAGCCACAGTCCGCAGAATATACCAGCCAACAAGAAGAACAACCAAGATGCCCCCAGTCCAAGCAAAATAAGGCACTTGAACCAGACCCGTTCCCTCAATTTTTTTCCCGGCGTTTTCATTGTTTTCCTTCGCAAAAGCGTCAATTTTTCCGTCGGTCTTAGCCTCTTGTGCCCGAAGCGCTTGAATGAGGTTGTCGGTGGTTTTTCCGTTGGTCTTTTCGGGAGCCCCAACCGACTCCGCGATGGCAACGGTCAGCTTCTCGGTGTCAGTTGCACTGGCGACCACGTTCGTAGTTGCACCTTCGACGAGTGCCGAGTGCAGAGTCTGCGCTGCCGAGTCCGCTGCTCGCTGCGCGGTTTCGCGTTGCAGTTCCACCTGCTTCGCCGATGGTGTCGGGAAGCGGTGGACCTTGTCTTGGAAAAACTCGACCTTCTTAGGGATTAGGCTGCACCCCGTTAGTAGGAGGGTGATTGTCAGTGCTTGGAGTAGTCTTTTCATTGGTAGAGGCCTTTTTCTTGAGCATCAGCCACAGTGACACAGCACTCACTGCAATCTGCAGGAGGATTGCCAGTGTGGCCAGATGCGGAACTATTTTTGACACCAAAAGCGCAACGCCGCTGAAGCTGAGACTCGCCGAAGCGATAACTGGAGCGTGAAAATCGGCGTGCATGTTAGTCTTGAAGGATGCCATATTCGAGTTGCACATCAGTTGTGGCTGCGAACGTAGGTGTCCCGGTGGTCACCAAAGCGGCGTAGAGAGTGGTCCCGCTGGCCGCTTTGAGCGCCACGCCGAGCCCGGTCTTCTGCGCGATTGCTTTGCTGTTGGTGGTGACGTAGTCAGACGCCCCAATGTTAATCTGCGCAATCACTTTCAGGTCGTCCGTGCTGAACACGAAAGCTGCATTGTCAGTGATTGTCGCGACGGTGGGGTCTGCGTCGAAAATGAAAAGCGTCATTCCCGCTTTTTGATTGGCTCGGTCCAGAATGGTGATTGATTCGAGGATGCCGGTGCCTGGGGTCCGGACCGCATTAGCGATGGTCCGCTTCCCGCCGACCGCGTCTCCCGCCGTGTAGGCCGGTGAGCTGCTGACAGCGGTGGTGTCCTTGATGACGGTGGTGTAGCCGCCGACATTACCCAATACGGTTGCCGGTTGCTGAACGGTCACTGCCAAAGCGGGAGTGCCTGGAGAAGCCACGCCGGTGTTGACTGCGGCCTGCGTGCTGGAAGTGCCGTTGGCAATCATTACTGCTCCGCCACTGCCTCCGCCGCCTCCGCTAAAAGTTCCGTTCGCAAACCCCTTCAGGAGTTTCCAAATCAGATTATACTGCGTGTCGCCTTGCGCTGGTGTTGTGCTGTCTCTGGCCATACAAAAATCTTTCTTTTAAGAAAAAGGGCCGAGGGCTAAATCCCTCGGCCCTTTAGTGGTTCCCTACCCCGATGTCGTCATGGAGGACAACATCAAAGTGAGCGTTAGCTTACAGCGTCGGAACGCCGGGGCCAACAACGGGCTGTTCGTTGTCACCGCACACGCCAACCTGAACGTAGTTAAACGCTCCGCTGAAGGTGCTGTTGTTTTGGGTGATGCAACTCACCAGACCCAGGTCGGCAGTGCAGCGTCCATACAGAATGGGCACGATGTGCTGCGGCCGGAGCGGGCGATAGGCTCTAGTAATTTGGTATTTGTGCCAACCGAAGTCGCCCCACTGGTTACATTGGTTGTCAATGATGTAGTGCCATTCGAGCTCGCCCATGTGCAACTGGGGCGCGAACTTGAACGAGCCTTCGCCGACATATTTCTCGGGGACCAAACGCTCGAAAGCGCCGTCCGCGAAAAGGGTGCCCACTTCGTATGGAGCGGTCAGCCAAGTCGGGTTGGGTTTGGCGAAAGCGACCCCGCGGGCGGGATTACTGACGATGGTGACGGGGTTAATCAGGGCGAGCGTGCCGTCCGGATTGAAGCCGGAGGCGCGAAGCGGGCGCTGGTCAACACCGAAAGCGAGACCCCGGTAAGCGGGAGACTGCTCGAAGCTGTAGGCAGTGAGTGTGGTTTCGCCGAGCTGGTAGCCACCAGTCGTCAAACCAATCATCACGTTCTGGACGCCAACTTCGTTACGGAAGTATTCAATCTGGTCGCTGCCGCCGATAAAGCGGAAGTGAGGCATGCCCTTGTCCTGGGAATACCACTCTGCAAAAAGCACTTCGCGCATATAGCGCGCAATGTAATGCAAAGCCTTAAAGGTCATCGGCCCGGTAGGAAGCAGC